AGCTAACCGAGCGCGAACGGCAGCTAATTAAAGAGCGCACCCCACTAGGATTGAGCAGGGCAGCGCTTAAAGGCATTGAGATTATTCAGAATAGGTTAGACCAGGGGGAAGGGCCAGATGGCGCTCTTAAGCCCTACAGCTCTGCCTATCTGCAGCGGAGGAGGCAGCGCAAGCCAATAGACGGCCAGGCTCCTACGTTTAGTGATCCCAGCACTGTCAATCTTACCTGGTCAGGCAATATGCGGGGGTCTATAACCAGCGACTACAACCAGCGATTCGCTCGCATATTCTTTGCCAGGGCCGCAGAGGGCAAGAAAGCAGCCATGCTGCAGAAAAGCCGTCCTTTCTTTGGGTTGAATACCGAGGATGAGGCCAGGCTTACCGAGGTGTTCCGCAAATACGTCTTTAGAGGGTTTGAGCGATGAGCACCAGAGAAAACATAGCACTCAACCTGGTCACAACCATAGGGGCAAGCGCATCAGACTATAAGTTTAAGCTGGTCACTAGAGAGCCTTTTGATTTTGATAAGCTCAGCAATGCCCAGTTTCCTGCAGCGCTTATTCGCAGCTCCAGCGAAAACCGCGAAGATGCGACTATTGGCGGGTCTTTAACACAGCGCACAGCAACGATTGACTACCAGATTGTGTGCTATGTCAAAGGTAAGGATATAGACACTGCCAGGAATGCCGTTATTGAGCAGGTTGAGGAGCGGCTGGACGCAGACCGGACTAGAGGCGGCTATGCCCTAAACACACAAGTTATTAGCATTGAGACTGATGACGGTAGTATAGACCCAGTGGGCGGGGTTATAATCACGGTACGCTGTGTTTACCACTTTACCAGGGGATCAACTTAATGATCGAAATGACGCATGACAGCGGGGACACCATATTGGCGCACCCGTCAAAGGTGGAAAGTTTGAAAAATATGGGCTGGCGTTTAGTAGGGGAAACCCCTGAGCCTGAGCCTGTCGAAAAGGATATTGAAGAATCCGAGGAGGATTAATTAATGGCTACTCATGCAGGAAGTGAAGGGGTCGTAAAGGTTGGCGCAAATACTGTTGTCAATGTCCGGTCATATAGCCTGGAGGAAACGGCAGACACCCTGGAAGAAACCACAATGGGCGCGTCTGCTAGAGCGTTCCGCGCAAGTCTTACCAGCTGGTCAGGCAGCGTTGATGTTTATTGGGATGAGACAGACACCACCGGCCAGGGCGCGCTGACTGTTGGCTCCGAGGTGACGCTTAACGTGTACCCAGAGGGCGAGGCAGCTGGTGATACCTATTACACTGGCACTGCCATTGTAACGGGCGTAAGCAAGGCGGGATCGTTTGACGGCATGGTTGAACAGTCTATCTCTGTCCAGGGCGATGGCGCTCTGACATCTACCACGGTCTAATTTATGTCAGTCCTTGAGAAAGCGAAAGCTCACTATCAAGCTAAATTATCTGCTGAACCTCGCCCTATCTCTATCCCTGAGTGGGAGCTGGAGGCGTTTATTAAGCCAGGCATCTCTTTGGAGCGGCTTGGCGAAATTATGCAGGCTGCTAACGAAAACAAGACTGCCGAGGCGATGGTGCTAACCATTATCTACCGGCTGATTGATGAGGAAGGTAAGCAGATATTTAGAAAGACAGATCGGCTGGAGCTTCTTAAGGCCGTTGACCCTGATGTGCTGGCTGAAATTGTTAATAAAATCAACAGCTCAGACCCCAGCGCAGAGGATATTGAGGGAAACTAAAAGCCGACAGCGATCTACAATTCTGCTATAGCCTAGCAGAGCATCTGCACAAGACTGTCGGCGAGATCATGCAGATGGACGCCAGGGAGTACCAGGGTTGGGTTACCTGGTTTCAAATGAGAGAGGCTAATGGCAGAAAACATCCTAATTAAGATTTTTGCAGATGATCGCACGCAGACTGCATTTAAGCGCGTAGGTGCGGGATTCTCAAAGATGGCCAAGGCATCCGCTGCGATGTCTGCCGCTGCTGCCGCTGCTGCCACTGTCTTAACCGTCAAGTCCATGAGAGCTGCGGACGAGCTGGGCAAGACGGCTGACAAAATCGGCGCAACCACAGAAGCCTTGGCTGGCCTGCAGCTTGCAGGAGAAATGTCAGGCGTATCTATCGAAACCATGAACATGGCGCTGCAGCGCATGACCAGGCGCGTATCAGAGGCCGCTATAGGCACTGGTGAGGCCAAGGGGGCGCTGTTAGAGCTAGGCATAGACGCACAGAAGCTAGAGCAGCTGCCGTTAGATGAGCAAATGGGCGTAGTTGCGGATGCCATGCAGAACGTGGGCACCCAGGCTGATCGCGTTCGTATTGCTATGAAATTGTTTGATAGCGAAGGCGTGGCCCTGGTTAATACCCTGGCGGGAGGTTCTGCAGAGCTGGCCAAATTTGCCGAAGAGGCAGAGCTGCTTGGGCTGGCTCTTGATCGCACTGATGTAGCGAAGATTGAAGAGGCCAACGATGCCATGTTGGCGGCTCAGGGCGTATTTGTTGGCCTGGGAAACCAGCTGGCTGTGGAGTTCTCGCCAATCGTGGCTGCGGTGGCTAGTGACTTTAGAAATGCTGCCATAGAAAATGCTGAGTTTGGCAACGTAGGGCAGAGGGTTGCTAATGCAGTTCTGGGGGCCATTGGCAGGCTATTAGACGGCTATCTAGGCGTTAAGGTCATGCTCATGCAGCTTAAGGTGCTTGGCCTGGAAATGGGCGCAGCAATCCTGGATGGCTTAACAACTGCTGGCGCTGGAATTGACTTCCTTATTGAGAAGTACAATATCCTGGCTAACAGCGCAGCTGGCTCTATGCTGGGTCTTGAGGCTGTACCGGCTGGCGTTGAGAGATCAATGCGAGAGGCTGCCCAGAACCTGCTCCAGAGCGCTCTGGAGACACAAGAGTCCATTATTGAGATATTGGCATCTGGCAACCCTAGCGAGCACCTGGTGGCCGCATACGAGGCCATACAGCTGGCAGCGCAGGAGACTGCGGAGGTGGTTGCCACTGCGAGCGAAGGAATGTCTGCGGTTACTGCAACAAAGACGCAGGAGCAGGTAGAGAACGAGAAAAAGCTGGCTGAATTTAACGCGATGTCTGCCAAGGATCAGACGCGCACAGTGATTGATGAGGCCAATAACCAGTTTACTGCGCTAGGCCGCCAGAGCCGCAAAATGTTTGCGCTGCAAAAGGCTGCCAAGATAGCCCAGGCGATTATGAATACTTATACCTCTGCCACCGAGACAATGGCAAGGTATCCATTCCCTATTAACATTGGCCTGGCTGCACTGACGGTAGCTAACGGTATGGCTCAGGTTGCACAGATCAGGGCGCAAAGTTTTGAGGGTGGCGGCTTTACTGGGTTTGGTGCAAGGGCTGGGGGCATTGATGGCAAGGGCGGTATGCCTGCAATCGTTCACCCTAATGAGACAATCATAGATCACACTAAAGGCGGCGGCATGGGCGCAAGCGTGACATTCAACATTAACGCCAATGATACCGAGGGCTTTGATGCGCTGCTGGTCGAGCGCAGAGGGCTGCTGATGTCTATGATAAATGAGGCAATGGAAGATCAAGGAAGGGCGGCACTGGTATGAGTTACCCTACAAGCCCAGAGTTCCAGGCTGTAGATATTCGCCTGGTCTACAACAACGTCAGATCACAGACCCGCAGTGGTCGCACTCAGGTGCGGAATATCGGGGCAGGTTACTGGACGTTTAGCATCCGCTACCCCAGGCTGCGGCAAACTGATTTTGCGCCTATATACGCCTTCCTGGCAGCCACTAGAGGCGGCACAGACTCTTTTAGCATTACCCCACCTTCTGCTATTAGTGACAGCTCTGGAACCGCTACAGGGACGCTCAGGGCCAATGGCGGGCATTCGGCTGGGGATCGGACTATTGCAATGGATGGAATAAGCGGAACCATTAAGGCTGGCGACTTTATCAAATTTGCGAATCACACCAAGGTTTATATGTGCACGGCAGATTTTAGCTCTGGGACTATGACTATTGAGCCTGGGCTTTCTGAGGCTGTGGCAAATAATGAGGTGGTGACGTTTAACAACGTGCCATTTCAGATGCGCCTGGCTAGAGATGTGCAGGAGTTTAGGATTGCTGGCTACGAACAATATGTTATTGAAGTCGATCTGATAGAGGCCGTCTAATGCCTAGAACAGTCAACGCAACAATGCTGGCTGCGCTGGCCAACGATGGCTTTACTATGGCGCATCTCATCTATTTGGGGATTAGCTCAGGGTTACGGGTGACAAGCCATGCCTCTGATATATCCTGGGATGGGCAAACATGGGATGCCTCGCCATATCTGCTAGAGGTGGGCACGCCTTCAGAGTCTAGGGACTTGCGAGTTAATCAGCTTGGCATTCAGTTCTCTGGCGTTGGTCAGGCGTACCAAAGCACCTTCTTGCAAAACGATTGGATGAATAAGCCTGCAACAGTGTGGCTGGTTGTGCTCGATTCCAATGGCGCAATCACTGGCGCACCGCTAGTGGTCTTTAATGGACAAATTACTAACTGGCAATTTACAGAGTCCAGAAAAAACTCCAAGGTTATTGTGTCGATTTCATCTCATTGGGCTGATTTCCAAAAGACCCAGGGCAGGCTTACTAATCTCAACTCTCAGCAATTTTACTTTTCTAGTGATCTGGGATTTGAGTACGCAGCGCACACTGTCCGTGATATCAAGTGGGGCCGTAAGTAATGGGCTTATTTTCTAAGCTATTCAAGGGCATACAGAACCTGCTTGGCGAGGTTATCGGGTTCCTAACTGGCGTAGATTTCGATGATTTTGATGATGCTGCTGGCGTCCTGGTCAACAAAAGCTCAAATATCGCCAACATCCCAGTTATCTACGGCACCAGGAAGGTAGGAGGAACCAGGGTATTTCTCTCTACCGGCGGCAATGACAATGAATATCTCTATATGGCGCTGGTTCTGTGCGAAGGCCGAGTGTCATCTATTGGGGGCGTTTATATCAATGATGTCCTGTCTACTGATTCAAAATACAGTGGTCTAGTAACGATAAATAAATATACGGGGCGCGATGACCAGAGCCATAGCACGCTACTGGCAGGTGCAAATGATACCTGGGGAGTAAATCATAAGCTCAGTGGCGTTGCGTATTTAGCGATACGCCTAAAATACGACCAAAATGTATTTGGCAGCATTCCTGATATCCAGGCTGTAGTGAATGGCAGGCGGGTAGTAAACCCCAGGCTCACACCAAGCAGCGCAACAAGCATAAGCGCTGGCGAAGAGTACGAAATTGCGTTTGTTGGCACCACAGACTTTACGGCAGTAGGGGCAAGATCAAATACTGTTGGCGTGCAGTTCACCGCTACAGGTTCAGCCCCAACGGGCACTGGCACGGTGCATAATTTTGGTTTTTATAGAAATCCTGCCCTGGCGTTGCGTGATTATTTAATGAACAACCGCTATGGCAAAGGGCTTCTAGGGGCGCAGATTAACGATACCGCATTCTCTGCGGCGGCCAATGTCTGTGACACCTTGGTAACGGAATATACAGGCTCCAGTAATGAAGTCAGGCTGCTTGAATGTAACGCGGTTATTGATACCAAGCGCAAGCTATTTGATAACGTGAAAGTGTTGCTGCAAGGTATGCGCGGCCTTATGCCTTTCCAGGATGGCCAATACTCTCTACTCATAGATGCCGCAGCTCCAGTAGGCACGCCATTCCGATTAGATGATAGCAACATAACCTCGGACATTAAGGTAACTGCCAGCGGCAAAAACAAAAAGTACAACAGAGTTAGAGCCAAGTTCATTAACCCAGAGGCCAACTGGCAAGAGGATAGTGTAGATTGGCCCCCTAATCCCGATACTGGCGATACGACATATCCCACATTCCTCGCAGCAGACAATGGTGAGGAGCTGATGCGGGAGGTCAGGCTTTCCACAATTACTAATTATTACTCAGCCAGGGATTTGGCTAGGGTTATATGTAGAGCATCCAGAGAGCATCAGCTAACCGTGGAGGTAACAGCTACCTCTGAGGCGCTAGAGATTGCAGTGGGTGATGTTGTTGAGCTTGAGCATGATTCGCTTGGCTGGACAGGGGCATCTATCCAGGAGTTTAGAGTGCTCGCCATGTCTCTCAATGATGATGGCGAAGTATCACTAACGCTGCAGGAATATACAAATGTATATACATGGCAGGAAGGATATGAGGA